CATACACAAAGCAACCGTATTACACTACACACTAAAAAATAATTAATAACCTTAAAACACATACTAAAATGAAAAATACCGACAAAAAGAACGTTTTTACACTGGCTTGGCAGTTTGCACGCCAAACAGGGCTATCATTCAGTGAATGCCTCAAAAAAGCGTGGGCAAATATCAAACTCAAAAGCAAAATGAGCAGCCAAATCGTACGCTTCTACTTTCAAAAAGTAGACGGCACAACCCGTGAAGCGTGGGGTACATTACGCCCCGATTTACTACCTCCTACCCAGCAAAGCCGCAAAACCAATAATACTGTACAAGTATACTTCGATACCGAATGCCACGAATATCGCTGTTTTAAGAAATTCAACCTTGTGAGTATCGCATAAAATCACTATATTTGCACCATTCAAAAAATGTCAAAAAAATGTCAAACTATCAGCAAGCAATATATCAATAATCGCCGTACCTTTGCCTTGAATGTAAGACCATTCAGCAAGTACATTGATTTATTGCTATATTTGCAACCTGAAAAACAATTTAACAAATGAATACATTAACATTACAAATCACAGGTAATAATTTTGAAGCCATATTAAAAGGTTCTCAAAAAATTGAAACTCGTCTTTGCGACACGCCTAAATTAATTAATAGATATTTTTTCGTTAATGATAAGGGCGAAAATGAAATACGAAAATACGATGCTTTAAGACTAATCAATGGTAGGGGGAAATCAGGTACAAACCCTGAATTAATAGTTAAAGTAGTAGAGACAAATTGGCACGACTATATCGACGAAAAAGGCGAACAAATGACCTACGAATTTGAAGGTGATGAATACCCCTATATAGGTATTGAGTTCAAGTTAGGTAAGGTAATTGAACACAAAAACATAGAAAAATTCTTAAAGTAAAAGAATAAAAAATACAGAAAAACTAATAGAGGTTGCAAGTGAATAAAAAACGCTTGCAGCCTCTTTTTATTAAAATAATTATTTAAAAATTCTTTATTATGGCAAAAAAAGTAACTTTATTCGCTACTTCTGGTTATAGCGGTGGTAGACGAGGGGCAACAGACCCAACAACAGGTAAAGCCAGTCACGGTGGGCGATATATCTCACGTGAACAACGTAGAGCTGACTTAAGAGCAGCATTTGGCGTAAAAGGATAACATTATGTCTAAATTCGCACAAACACAAGCAATAATACAGTCTATCCGTACCCAAACGGATACGGCTGTATTATTCTATTCAGCAGGAGGCAAAGACAGCATCGCACTGCTCGATATGCTCGCGCCTCGCTTTAAGAAGGTAATATGCTATTTTATGTACCTCGTCAAAGACTTAGAGCATATACAGATATACATAGACTGGGCAATCAAAAAATACCCAAACGTAGAAGTCCGCCAAATTCCACACCTAATGTTAGATGTTATCAGGAAAAACGGCTTTTTCTGCGATGAACAACCCGATACCAAAGTACGCAAAATAGGTGAGATTGAACAATCTGTAATGCAAGAATGCAATGCCCAATATGCCTTTTCAGGAATGAAAGGCGTTGATGGCTTTATGAAACGTATGCGCCTTAAAATGTGGGCTCCTACCTTCACTTCTCCCAAAGGTATGGTATATCCATTAGCACTATGGACAAACAAAGAAGTATTACAGTATATCATCAATCGTAACCTTATCAAACCAATGGTATATACAGCTAAGTCCGTAAGTCAAGGGGTAGGATTAGATTATGAAACATTATCTTTTTTACAAAAGTACTATCCTAATGACCTAAAAAAGATACTCCAAGAGTTCCCTTATGCCGAAGTAGCCCTACATCAAGAACCTCAAAAAACACAAACCAATGAAAGAGTTTAAACAGTCCGAAACACAAACCATACAACGCTCACAAATACACTTTGCTCCTTACAATCCAAAGAAGCATACAGACAAGCAGGTAAAAGCAATCCTAAAAGACCTTAAAAAGAATGGTTTCTATGGTGGCATTGTTTGGAATAAAGTAACAGGCAACCTTATTGACGGGCACAAGCGAGTAATGGCACACGACCTATATCACAAGTATAATGGTACTCCTGAAACTGACTACCCTATCAAAGTAGAAGTAGCCGAGTTTGACCTTAAAACCGAAAAAGCACGCAATATATGGCACACCAAAAGCCAAACACCCTTAGACGATGACCTTATGCGCGCCTTAGTCCCTTCCCTTGAGAATTACCAAGAAGCAGGACTAACCGATTTCGATGTGTCTATGTATAGCACCAGTATAGATGATTATTCGTCTTATTCCTTTGATGACACCTACACCCCTCAACAATGGTCAAAAAACACAGAAGACGATGAAGCACTACAAGCCATTGACGAGGCTACCAAAGAAAGTGAAGAAAACCACAATATAGACCGCTCTGTAAATTTCTATGACGACACCCCTGAAAATCAAATCGCACGACACAACGAAATACAGAAAGTAAAAGACCGTATCAGCAACACCAATAATTCAGACAAAGACGGAGGTATGCTATCTTATGTAGTAGTCAAGTTTCAAAACCCAAAGCATAAAGAAGCCTTTATGATACGTATGGGGTACGACCCTTACGAAAAGATGATAGAAGGAGAAGATTTTTCAAATAGTATAGAACGCATAGACTAATAACATTTAATAACTTTTGATATGAAACCCCGTAAGAAAATAGATAACGAAAAATATACCGATGAGGAACTAAAACAAGCCCTTATCAAAGCCAACGGACAACCTACTAAGGCAGCCGAAATACTTGGTGTTACCTATCCGTCTGTATATGGGCGTATTCGTAAAAACCCAGAGTTGGAAATGGTACAAAAAGCCTACCGAGCACGTACTTTTAATGATGTATCTAACTTGGTATCTGTTATTGCCATTATGGGTGTTATTCGTGAGCCTCTCACTGATGAAGACGGTACTGTAATCCCTAACAAATTCCGTGAAGTGCCAGTAGATTATCGTACCCGTATGACAGCAATGCAAACCGTACTTTCTACTTTCAAAACCGATGACGGTATAAAAGACGAAGTTTCCGTACAAGGTTCTATCAACATCGCTCAGTGGCTTAAGAGTAATAGCAAAAGTAATGATTAAAACGCAACCCGTATATAACCCCCTATATCTGAATAAAGATAAGTTCATTATCATACTTTCAGGAGGTCGAGGCAGTGGCAAATCTTACAACGCTTCTACCTTTTTGGAACGCTTATCTTTTGAAGCAGGGCATAAGATACTATTTAGCCGTTATACTATGGTATCAGCCCATAGTTCTATTATACCAGAGTTTGAGGAAAAGATAGAAGCAGAGGGTACACAAGCGTATTTTAATATTACTAAAACAGCCATCAAAAACACCTTTTCAGGCTCTGAAATACTCTTTAAGGGTATTAAAACCTCATCAGGAAACCAAACCGCTAACCTTAAATCATTACACGGCATTACTACTTTCGTAGGTGATGAAATGGAGGAATGGCTATCAGAAGAGGACTATGAGAAACTAATACTCTCAATCCGTCAGAAAGGCAAGCAATTGCGGGTTATCCTTATTCTGAACCCCTCCAATGCCGAGCATTTCATTTATAAGAAGTACATTGAAAAAACGCACAAGGTGGTAAATATTGACGGTGTAGAGGTGCAAATATCCACCCATCCCGATGTATTGCATATCCACACCACCTACTTTGATAATGCAGAAAACCTCAATGAGCAGTTTTTTAAGCAGATTGAGGAGATAAAAGAACAAAGCCTCGCACAAGCCACCGATGAGAGAGGATTCTTTAGTCAATCACTATTCAACAAAACCAAATACGCCCAAAAAATCATAGGACGCTGGGCTGATGTATCCGAAGGCGTTATATTCACCGATTGGGAAGAAGGCGAGTTTGATACCTCACTTCCTTATGGTTACGGACAAGATTACGGCTTCAGTATTGACCCTGATACCCTCATCAAGGTAGCAGTCGATAAAAGAAGAAAGATTATATACATAGACGAAAAATACTATAACAACAAGCAGTTATCCTCTGATGGGCTTTACCAACTCAATAGCACTTTGATAGACCGCTCTGACGATCTCATTGTTGCCGATAGTGCCGAGCCTCGCCTAATTGCAGACCTAAGAGACAAAGGGCTAAACATAGAGCCTTGCGAAAAAGGAGCAGGAAGCGTATCGGCTGGTATTACTACTATGCTCAATTATAAGTTAGTAGTAACGTCTCACAGCTTCAACGTAAAGAAAGAGCTGAAAAATTACGCTTGGAACGATAAAAAGGCAGGTATACCTATAGATAACCACAACCACTCAATAGATGCTATTCGTTATATTACAATGAGATTATTAAGTGGAACAAATAACAACCTATATCAACTCGCATCAATGATTTAAATTTATATCAATATGAACAAACAGACTATAACACAAGAAGATTTTAAAAAAGGCATTACCACCATAGACATCGCCCTCTACCAACGGCAATATGAGGTAAAAAAGCACGATATACTCATCAATAAGCACCGCTATCCCGACCCTGAAATAATGATACCACTCACTGACGAAGTGGGTAATCCTCTTTTAGATAGTCAGAACAAACCACGATTTGAGAAGCGTACTCGTTCCCTCAATCGTATAGGTCTGCCCTACCAAAAGCGTATTGTGGAAATTGCCACGATGTTCCAAACCGCTATACCCTACAAGTACACTGCTGAGGATAGCCCGCTATTTACCGCCTTTCTGTCAGTTATCAAGGCAAATAAAATGAACTTTTCAGACAGCAAAATATGTACGGAGGTAAAGCGTTACACCCAAGTAGCTGAATTGTGGTATCCAGAAGAGGAGGAAAATGAAAAATATGGTGTGCCTTCTAAATTCCTATTACGCCACAAGATACTATCACCCGAAAAGTACAAGCTATACCCACGATTTGACGATAATAACAACCTTATATCTTTTGCCGTTGAAAGTACCACCAAAGAGGGCGAAATTGTATTCCAAGCCTTCACCGCTGAATTTATATACACTTTCACTACTAAAAACGGACAAACCACTACCAAAGTAGAACCAAACATCATCGGCAAAATACCAGTAGTATTATATCAGCAAGAAAAACCCGAATGGGAAGATGTGCAGCACCTCATTGAAATAGCCGAAGAACAGCGTACCTATTTCTCTGAAAGCAACAAAAAGTTCGGCGAGCCTATCCTGATGATTGCAGGGCGTGTCGAGGGCAAAACTGCTACCAATAACACCGGCGGCAAAGTCTTCGAGGTCACAGACGGGGGCAATGTACAATTCGTAGTCCCTCCCAATGCCAACGAGAATTTCGACCGCGAAATGACAATGAACCGCCGTGATATACACGAGTTCACCCACACCCCCGACCTTTCCGATGAGTTCTATGCAGGTAAAGGGAATATGCTATCAGGCGTAGGGCGCAAATTAGCTTGGCTACCCGCTCACCTCAAAGTGAAAGACAATGAAGCTATATTCATACCGGCCCTACAAAGGCGTATTAATATCATTTTAGCCTTCCTTTCAAAGATGTATTTACCCTTTGAAAAAGAATTAAAAGATATAGACATCACCCCTATCATTACCCCATTTGATATTGATGATGATACCGAAATGATACGTACCCTTATGGAAGCTAATGGAGGCAAGCCCCTTATATCACAGCGTGAAGCAATGCAGCGTTTCGGAATTACTGACCCTGAAGCCCAATTACAGCAAATCAAAGACGAGGAAAATAGCAACCTCAATGAAGCAAGTATCTAATGAACTATGATGATCAACATAGAAAGCACCTAATAGACTACCTACAACAGATAGAACGATTATTCTATCAGTGGGTAGGCTTTTCAGTGTCCTTGGCTCTCAAAACAGATTTTCAAGAGCTTGTAACAAGCACCCTATTTGCCTTTGCAGCCACCAAGAAAGGAAAAGCCTTTGATAAGGAATTAGCTAATTTCAGCAACCAATTAGACCAAATCATCAAAGAAGGTATCACCAAAGAATGGGCATTTGCCAACCTCAAACAGGACCAGCTACTAAGAGAAGGATTAACCAAATATAAAAACCTTGAAGCCCTCAAAACATTCAAAACGCGTAAGATTAAAGACTTTACCATATCAGATAGAGTATGGGATATTGCTAAAAAAGCCCAAACAGAAATAGAACTCGCCTTATCCGTATCCTTACAAGAAGGCAAAAGCGCGGTACAGCTAAGTCGTGAAGTGCGTAACCTACTAAACAATCCTACCGCCCTATTCCGAAGGGTCAGAGACCAGTACGGCAATCTTGTATTAAGCAAGAACGCTCAAAACTATCACCCTGGGCAAGGAGTATACCGAAGTGCCTATAAAAACGCTTTGCGACTTACCAGCAACGAAATCAATGTAGCCTATAAGTCCGCCGATTGGTTGCGTATCCAACAAAACCCCGATATTGTAGGCTTCGAGGTACGCCTATCACCACAGCACAAAGTCTATGATATGTGCGATGAGCTGAAAGGAAAATACCCCAAAACCTTTCACTTTCACGGCTGGCACGTAGGCTGTAAGTGTCATATTATTACTATTCTTAAGACTAACGAAGAACTTATCAAAGAACTCAAAGCTGATGAAACCCTACCTCCTGAAAGTTCCTCTAACTATGTAGGTGATGTGCCTGACAATTATAAACAATGGGTAACGGACAACAAAGATAGGTTTAAGAATTGGAAAACAAAGCCCTATTTTATCGAGGCTAATAAATGGTTAGTAACGAGTAATTTAATAAAAGAACAAGAGCTGCAAAAACTCAATACCCCCTACAAAAAAATATATGAGGGTAAGAACAAGGCAATAGTACAAGTAAGTCCTTATGCCGATAAGAAAGACTTAGAAAAGAACATAGCAACCGCTAAAATTATAGCCAATGAGTTAGGAAAGAATGTAAATATCCGTCCCCACTTAGATAGCAATATAGTGCAAATCAAAAACCCTGAATACGAAATAAACGGACTTGTTGCCGATAGAAAAGAAGCAAGTTCATACACAAGTATAAAAAGCCATTTAGATAAGGTAAAAAAACAAATAAATGGAGCTAATGCACAGAAAGGAAGCGTTGTTTTTGACATAACCAACTTTGAAGATTGGAAATCTCAGGATATTACCAAAAACCTAAAAGGAAAAATAATGAGCTTTAAAAATAACAATTGGTTAGAAGAAATATATTTTGTGCATCAAAATAAAGCAATAACCTTTACAAAAGAAGAACTACTAACAAACTACTTAGAAGTAATCAAAAAACTAAACACCCTAAAATAAGCAAAGCCTTAACAATCATTGCGCTGATTATTAAGGCTCTACTCTGGTAGCGAATTGACAGTCTTATAACCCTCGCTTCGCGGCAAAAGTTCTTAAAACCCTTTTGCACCGCAAAGATACAACAATATTTCTAAATAACAACAAAAATATGAAAATAAATAACACTGACATACAAACCACCTACCAAACCCACCTTTTAGACACCAATTACAAGGACCTTCTTTGCTACCCCCCGCTTAAAAAACTACCCTCAAACGAATGGGCAGAGTATTACGGCAAAGAGTACGACACTACCACCCCCGTACTCGATACCCAGCAGTACACCCTCACCTTCATCAGCAAGGCAACCCATTACGCGCCCTTCATCACCTTCCTAACAGCACAAACCTATAACGATTTTCATTTTGAAGAGTTAGGCAAAACCTTTCGCTTGCGCTTCGTATCCGCTCAAAAAGCCAAAACCGAACAAGGCTACATCACTACCGATATTACCCTTGCCAACGACACCCCCCTACAAGGCTACACCTACACCACCCCTAATGCCACCCTGCCCCCTTCAGGCTTCACTATAGACGGTACAGACCTATCCAAATATGGTATATACATTCTTGAAGAAACCCAAAACACCCTCCTGCCTACCTACGAAGTAAAAGAGCACCTCACCACCACCAGCAATACCCTTTCAGGGATACAATACGCCCAGCACGCCAATACTTTCAAAGAGCGTACCCTTACCCTGAATTGCTATATCAGTCAGCCTCTCACCTCCTTTTGGCAACTCTACGAGGCACTGCTATACCAACTCACCCAGCAAGGCGAACGAACCATTAACATCCCCCCCTCTTTTGGAGGGGTAGGGGGAGGACTTAAAGCTATCTACCAAAAAGCAAGCGTAAAGAATGCGCTACTTGTTGACAATACCCTCAAAGTAGAATTTACCCTCACCCTCACCCTTGTATAAAAATGTCAAATAATTGTCAAACCTCCTTGCTAATATCCTATCAATACTAACGTACCTTTGCCTCACTTGTAATTCAGAGTTATGCAAATCAATTTTAATACAAACCGCCTTGATATACTTCCTACTGATGAAAGTTACCGCTATCGCTCTATAATGGGCGAGCACACCCTTACCCTATACTTTTCGTTACCCACTTATACCGAAATCCCCACAGGAGCGTGGTGCGAGTTTCAAGGCGAACGCTACACCCTCAACCAGCCCGCTAAAATCGTAAAACATAACAGCTTCAGCTTCGAATACACCCTTACTATGGACAGCGAGGGAGCAAACCTCAAAAACTACAAGTTCCGCAACCCCAACGATAAAACCCTCAAATTCCCCTTCACCGCTTCACCACGCTACCATATTCAGATATTGGCAGATTGTCTCAATATGATAGATAGCGGCTGGACGCTCGGAACTACTATCGAAGCTCCCGAAAAACTCATCTCCTACAACCACAACAACTGCCTCGAAGCCTTAGATATGATAGCCAAAGCCTTTGAAACTGAATACGAAATCATAGGCAAAACCATACACCTTCACAAGGTAGAATACTTCAAGGACAATCCCCTGCCCCTCCAATACGGCAAAGGCAAAGGCTTCAAAACAGGTGTAAGTCGTACCACTGAACAAAGCCGCATCACACGCCTATATGTACAAGGAGGGGAACGTAATATTGACCGCTCAAAGTACGGCAATAAAGAACTATTACTACCCAAATCACAAGAGTACACCTATGAGGGGGTAACATTCGTTTCAGATGACAAAGGGCTATCAATAGCTATCAAAAACGCGCAAAATAACGGTTTTGTAAATGAGCAAAGCCTTGATTTATCGCATATATATCCTAAGCGAAAAGGTAGTATTTCTCAGGTTTTCGAAGTCGATAAAGCCAAACATTTCTACGACTTCACCGATACCACCATACCCCAAGCCCTCAACTTTTGGGATATGCGCATCAATGGCGAAAAGATGCTTATCTATTTTGAAAGCGGTATGCTCTCAGGACGTGAGTTTGAAGTACAGAAATATGACCACACCCAAAAACGCTTTCAGCTTGTCCCCAAGGAAGAAGACGGCGTTACTATGCCTAATGATATATTCAAGCCAGCTATAGGCGATGAGTATTCCGTCTATAATATGCAAATGCCTAATGCCTATATTTGCGACAACGCCACCCAATCAGGTGCCAGTTGGGAGATGATGAAAGAAGCCTGCAAATACCTATACGAAAACCGCGCCGACCACTTCACCTTCACCGGCGATTTAGACGGCATTTGGGCAAAAAAACATTGGGCTAATGTAGGTGGACGGCTTAAAATGGGCGCATATATCCACTTCTCCGACACCGAGTTTCAGCGCACCCCCGTAGCCATTCGCATCGTGGGGCTCAAAGAGTATGTAAATAACCCATACAGCCCTCAAATAGAGCTATCCAACAAAGTACAAGGGCAGTCCTTCGCCACCGAAATACGCAAACTCCAAAATCAAGAAGTATATTTTGGAGAACTCAACAAACGCACCCTATCTGAAACCAAACGCAGCTGGCGCAACGCCTTAGAGACCATTAAGCAGGTAGAAGAAGCCTTCCCCGAATACACCAAGAGCATCATTCCTGCCACCGTACAGACGATGATGGCATTAGTAGGCAACAAGTCAGGGCAATTTGTCTTTGTAGCCAATAAGACCAACCCTATCACCGTACCTCATACCTTGTACTTTGATAGGAACAACAAGCAAATCAATGCAGGCAGCGGTTGGATAAAACACTACGCATTAGGTACAACCGACATTAAGCCCAATTATTCAGCAGCGGACTATAAATATTGGTACGCACCAGCCTTTGTATCAGGCAGGTTAGACGATAAGGCAAAAACCTATTATCTATATATCAAAGCAAGCAAAGTCGTAGAGACAGCCCAGTTTGTCCTATCCGAAACCAAGATAGATATAGAGCAAGAAGCCGGCTATTACCATTTCCTATATGCCACCGTCAATTCCGAGTACAATGGCGAGCGCGGTATAGCCCAGCTCAACGGCTTTACCGAAATCACCGGCGGACAAATCAAAACCGATAAAATAACATCAGGCAACGGACAGCAATACATTGAACTCTTAGACAATGAAATCAGGATAAAAGCCAACCTACAAATCACAGACGGCAACAAAACCGAAATAAAACAACTTGTAAACCCTGATTTACTTTCATTAGAGAACAAACTGAAACAATACACCAACGACCAAACAAGCAATATCCAAGTAGGCGGTCGTAACCTCATACTAAAATCAAAACCAAGAATAACAGAATCTTTTTCGGTATATGGAGGAATTAAATGGTATGATTTATCTCAAAACTTAGAAATAGGGAAAACTTACGTTTTAACATTAAAGAATTACAAAACAGCACCTTATTTTTTTCTTTGGAATAGTGGATGGGGTGACACACAAGAGATTTATAATGGTATTCCCTTTACTGTATCAATAGCATACAAAAAACTGTTTGTACATACAAAACAAGTTCCTTATGAGTGTGATTTTGAGATGATAAAACTCGAACGCGGCAACAAACCCACCGATTGGACTCCCGCCCCTGAAGATTTAGAAACTCAAATACAAACCGAAAAACAATCTCGTGAACAAGCCATTGCTACCGCAAAAACCGCTACCGAAGCCTACGCACGTACCCAATCCGAACTAACCAAAGCCCAAGCTATAGCCGAAGCCAATAAGCAAGCAGGTATAGCCATAACAGCTGAGCAACAAGCGCGTATCTTACAACTCCAGCAGAACCTACAACAAGCTAAGACTTTTGCCGAGCAAAAGGTAAATGAATTGAATATTGGAGGAAGAAATTTATTGAGAAAAACAAAAGATTTTATAGTAAATGGGCAATCAAACCATATGGGATTTACTTGGAGTAATAATGCTGGTGAACCTATATCTGAAAGATTTAATGGAAATGTAGTAAGAAAAATTAATGGTGATTGGCAAGGGGTTAAGGCTAATATGCCAGATATTATAGGTGAGCCTGTCACTATATCCTTTTGGGCAAAAACGAATGGAGCAGGAAAGTTTGGTAATTATGCTAATAAAAACAAGAACCCCAATCAAATAGATAATTTTACAGAATATTCTAACAAAAGCATTCTGATTAATGATAATCAATGGCATAGATATACTATTTATAATCCAAAGGGAATGTGTTTAGGAGAAGGAACTACTAATGGTTTTATTGAGTTTTATAATGTATCAGGAGATATTTATTATTCATCAATTAAAATAGAAAAAGGCAACAAACCAACTGACTGGTCTCCCGCCCCTGAAGACATTGAAAATAAAGTTGCAGACATTCAAACAGACCTACAAAACGCTATCAACAACGCCAAAGCCCTTATCGCTATTGAAACCCAAAACCGCCAACAAACAGATACCAATGTATCAAAGTTAGTCAATAAAACCAACTTCTTAAGCGACACCTATATCGAGGGCAACACTGTGGCTACAGGTACAATGATACTCGGCAACAGCTTAGGCGTACAAGCAGGCATTACAGGCGTAGGATATGCCAATAACGATGTACGCTTATGGGCAGGCAGTAACTATACTAACAGAGCTAACGCCCCTTTCCACGTACTCCAAGACGGCACCCTACACGCTACCAATGCTAACATATCAGGACATATAGAAGCCTCCAGCGGCAGCTTCAAAGGACATATAGAAGCCACCAGCGGGCAAATAGGAAATGGCGCTACACATATAAAAATAGATAGTAAAAGCGGAGAAATTACTATAGGAGAAAAATTCTTTCTAAAAGGTGAATATTTTTATATTGGGAAACAAAACAATAATAAAATAATTGAAGTTGGTAATTATAAAGGAGATGCTTTAAACTATGACCATAATAAAGTTGAAATCACTTCATCTGGTATAGAAATAATCAACAAATCAACCCATCCTATATATCCAAGTGAAGAAACAAAAAAATCAATAAAAATAAATAATGATAGTATATCTATTAATGGTCAAAAAGGATACTCCGGAAAGGTAGGTATTGGCAGCGGATACTATCTAATCATTACCAATGGTATTGTAACAAACCTTATCAGAGAATAATTAATAAAAAACAAATATTATGCAAATCATTCAACAAACAACCCGTACAACAGCACAAGAAACCGTGCAAGGTGTTACTATCACCTATTTCTACGAAAACGAAAAAGACACTACCCCTACAGCAGTCGCTTTTTCAGCAACTCGTACCAGCGATAGCAACCAATACGCAACCCCCATTCAGGGTACAGCAACCGCTCAAGGCTTCAATATCCAAAACGACAATTTCCAAGCCTCAGATATTGAGCTATACAAGCACATTCACGAGGCTTGCGCAGCTATTATCAATGGTCAAACCACTAATGATAAAAGCATATCAGAGTAGTAAATCGCTAACTAATCACCAATCAAAAAAGGCTATCAGCACCACGCTAATAGCCTTTTTTCTTTCACTTTCTTAAAACCGAAACACCTTATACCGCCAACCAATCCACACGGTCAATATCACAATCGCTATCCACCACCATCTTATTACTATTCCTTTCACTTCTTTTGTCTTATGAAGAATAGTCGTCTCGGTACTTGTATATCGCTCTTCGTCAGTATTCTGAGTAATCGTATTAGTAAGGGTAGTGTTCGCCTCTATTAGGCTATTGGATAGGCTGTTTTTAGTCGTAATCTTCACCTTTCCTCCTGTTACCCTAATAGTCTCATTATCACCGTCCCTAATGCGGTAATACACCAACTCCTTACTATTCCCCACGCTATCCCTATCACTTTCAAGGGTTATCTCGTATTCTTGCAACGCGTGCGCATCAAGCTGCAAGGTTTGTGCATTGTGCTGAAAAAGAGCCGTACTATCCTTGTACTTTATAATACGCTCCTTTTGCACCTGCTTTTGCTCCTCAATTGTTGTTTTTCGCGTCCTACACCCTATCAAGGAGAGGAACGCTAATAATGCAATGATTATTCTATTCATAACTACTTTTCTTGTTTTCTAATTTCTTTTTCGAGCCACATTGTACCCTCTTCTAATTTTGTGATTACAAGTGATAACTCTCTTGTACGTGGCAACTGCTCTACTTTTGTAAGTAAGCTGCCTAATTCTTTTTTTAATTCTTTAAATTCTGCTGTCATTTTCTTCTATTTTTTTGATTAACTTCTTTAAACTATCAGCATAGTTAGGCGCGGTAGCATAGCCCGCTTTGGCTACTTCTTCAGCAAACTTATAAGGGTCGCTTCTTACTAACAACGCCTTTGCGTATCGCTTGTTCTTGAAAAAGAATTGAGCGTGGTCAGTAAAACATTCCTCTTGAGTTTCATACTTCCTAAACCAGTCTAACACGGAATAAGTGTATTTGCCATCAGCTCGCTTCTTAATGCTGAATATCTTAGGAAATACAGCATTTGCACTTGATAATACTTCAGTAGTACACAACAATTGCTTTTTATCGGCAGGCGTTTCAGGTCTTGCTTTTATTCCAAAAAGCATATTGCCAAAAGTATGTTCTCCCCACCCACTCTCCAACGCCGCTTGCGCCAACGTAAAGAGGTGCGAAATCCCCGTTTTACGCTCCGTTTCCAAAGCAAACGGTTTGTATTGTTTTATAAATTCCTTCGGTGTCATTATTGTTCGTTGTTAGAGGTTTGAGATTTTTCGGATGCTTCGGACTGTTCATTCATATAATTAGAGATAGTTTTAGCAACTTCCTCTAAGTTCTCACGATTGATAAAAACTTGCTGAACAGCTTGTTCTGCACGGTCTAAGCGCACTTTGTCTTCGGCTTTTTCGCGTATAGATTTAATTTCAATTAGACATAGTACTATTGCCATAAAGAAAGTGATAAAAGGAAATAGCCACAATGAGGTTTGGTAATAGGTTTCTAAGAACCAAGAAAGCATTCCATACATACTATCCACAATAGTACAAGCTATAAGTATGTTGTAATATTGCGCCATCTTGCTAATGGTACGCCTATAGCCATAGGAGGTTCGTGCTTCACCAATACGCTTTGCTTTGCGCACACCACTCCAAAGGTCGGCGAATATCATAAGGAGTACAAGAATGTAGATACCGAGTAGTATCCATAGAATTACAAAGATTTTTTCCATATAAATTGAGTTTATTTATTAATATATTTAACAATGAAATAAGGCGTAAGGCTCGCCACAATATCCCACCAATCAATAAAGGTGTTTTTTACGTACTTATCGTACAACTCTTTAACAAGTCCCACAAGAAGCACCACACCAGCGGCAATTACAAAGGCTGTCCATAGTGAATAACACAGCCAAGCAATCAGAAACGACACAACAAAAATAATATTACCACACATCGAATGCAGCAATTTGTCGTTCCCTCTAAGGTTTTTAATAAAAATCTTTTCCATTTACAATAAAATTAAAGGTTTATACTGCAAAATTACTACATAATACACCTCTTTTTACGCCCCCCCCTTCAAAATGTCAAAAAATTGTCAAACTACCCTTACATTACTTAACATTTTACCCCCTACTTTTGCAAAAACAAAACATTGTACATCTATGGTAGATAAATTATTACAATCACTCAAAACCAAGTATGCGCACTTGGGGTTGGAAGAATCAGTTTTAAAAGCAATCGCTACCCGATTAGCGAATGCGGTTAAAGAAGAAAGCGAAATTGAAAACGCCGTTAAAGGAGTTGAAGAAGAAGTCAAGCTATTGCAATCAGTAGCAGACAAAGGGCGTACCAGCCTTACAAAGGCAGAGGAGGCTCGCAAGAAATTAGAGAAAGAACTTGAAGAAGAAAGGGCTAAATCTAATCCAAGGCCTCAAAACCCACCTACTCCCCCAAAAGAGCCTAAACCTGATGAAATGCCAGAGTGGGCAAAAGGCCTCGTGGAAGCTGTCAATAAACAAAATGAAACTATTGCAGCATTACAAGCTGAAAAGCGACAACAAAGTGCTAAAGAACGTTTCCTAAACCAACTCAAAAAGCAGGGGGTATCAGAAACATTCTACAAACACCACTTAGGGCGTACTTTCAAAGACGATACCGAAATGGATGCCTTTGTAAATGAACTCAAAGCCGATGAACAAGCGTTTTTACAGACCCAAGCTAATGCAGGGCTTTCTTCACACTCAAGACCTATTATAGGAGGTGGTACAGATGCTAATGGCGTATCAGCAGATGTACAAGCGTATATTAACGATAATTTCAAAAAACAGTAAACACTTATGAAACAAGTCCAAATTTCAGAAAAAGCAGGTCGCCAAATAGTCGTGTTTGACCAGTTGGATGTTACCTATCCTGGTGGGGTGTATATAGACCCTACTACTGCTAAGGAACGCTTTACCGATGGAGTTATCCCCGCAGGCACGCTCGTAATGCCCGACACTAATGGTACATTCAAGGTTGTAAAAGAAGACCTTTCACAAGCCAATACCGCAGGAGCATTGGGGCTTACCGCTCACGATGTAGTCATTGACGATATGCCACTTGTAGCAGTCGTTATGGCAGGAACAGCACGCAAAGACGCGCTACCCGACAAAGAAAAAGCAGGCGTGGCATTCCTACGCACCGCTTTGCTTCGTATCTCATTCGTTTAATAACTTAAAAATTTAAAAGCAGATGAATATCAACGCAAACAACATTATTACCGAGTTTTCTCAGGCTAATATGAATGCTATTATTCAAGCCTACCCATTAGGAGATTTGCGCTACCGCGAATATTTTCCTTTGGTGTACAATCCTTTTCTTACTTATTCTAATATTGAAGGGGCTGACGGGGCTAAAATAATGGCGGACATCGTGGCTATTGGCTCAAAAGCACCACGCAAAGGGCGTGATTTTGTGGAAAACATCAAGGGGGAAATCCCAAAGGTGGAAATTGCACGTGATTTGAACGAAAAAGACCTCCTAACCATTCAGCAACTCCGTTATGCGGTGAATGCAAACCCTACTAATGCGGGTATCAAAAACCAGCTTATTGACAAGATATACGAAGACCCTCGTTTTTGTATAGACGGTATCAATGCTCGTATGGAGTGGATGGCTAAACAACTTGTGTCTACTGGTAAATACAAAACTACCACTACCAATAACGGCGGAGTAGTGAATGTATCAGTAGACTTCAAAGTAAAAACACAAAACGCACTCAAGAAATGGGCAGATGCTGATGCTAACCCTATAGAGGAAATCGAAAAATACCAAGAGGAAGCCAAAGGCAAAGGGTATAGCTATACCACTATCACTATGAGCCGTGCAACACTCAATCAGGTATTAAAGAACAAAAACACACGTGCTTTTGTGTTGGGCATTCCTATCAACAATACTACCATTTTGCCTGATGTGCGTTTGGAACAACTTAACGCTGAACTTGCTGAACGCGGATTGCCTATTATCAAAATATGGGAGTCTTTTATCAGCTTTGAGGGCAAAAACGGAGAAGTTACCGTGGCTAATGGTTGGGAAGAGGGTAACATATTATTCTCTACTTCAGCATTGTTGGGTAGTACTCAATACACCACTACTCCAGAGTTCACGATGGACTTTGCCGATGTGATGAGCAAATCTATTAAGGATAGCTTCATTTTGGTAAATACTTTTGGGCATCAAGACCCTATATCAGTATCTACCAAAGCAACGGCCTTTGCTACTCCAGTATTGAACGACTCTAAGCGCAAACTCATCATCAAAACAAAGTTCTAAGATGACCGCACAAGCGTACATAGATGAGAAACTGAAACTATGGAACGTGGAATACCCCACTACCCTACTCATTGCAGAAATGCAACGAGTAGGATTGGGGCTTTCTGATGAGTTCAACGAAGAGAACGAACGAAAAACAAAGCTATTTTTCTACAATCTCATTCCTGAACTCTTATTGCGCCCAGTGTCCTTTTCTGAAGGTGGGTTATCTTTCTCTTATGACAAATCAGCTATTACTGCCTTTTACAACCTCCTTTGTAAGCAGCTCGGTAGGGTGAATTTGTTGGAGGAAAAAGCCACTGTAAGAGATATTACCAACTTATTCTAAAATACTGCAAGGAAATGAAAATATACCCGTACCTATTGAAGGTGAAAGTATCGCAAACCCTTACTATCAACGATGACGGTATACCTACCTATCCAAGCGACCCTATCGAGTGGCAAGAGATAGGTGTATGTCGTGATGAGATAGCAGGAGCGGGGCAAAAAATAACTAAAATAGATGGTCAAATCTTTGAATGTACCGCTACTGTCTATGCTCCCAAAGATACACCAAAAATAGAAGCGGGTACAACCTTGCAAGTAGTAGATGTAGAGGGAAATATTCGCCTCGAAAAGCAAGTAATACGATTTTCAAGAGATTATTTCCATTGCCGTATATTCGTATGATAACACCACAATTCACCCCCGCTGATATTGAGCGTATGCTCAAGGAAAAGATAGCTAAGTACGAAGAGAAAATCGTTCGTATCCTTCGTATTGTAGGTGAAAAGTGTATCAATGAAGCTCGTGAGCACGGAAGCTATCAAGACCAAACGGGTAACCTTCGTTCCTCAATAGGCTATGTAGTACTACAAGACGGCAAACCCATTGAAAAAGGAGGATTTGCCCCTACTGAAAGAGGAAAAGAGAAAGGAAAAAGTGGACAAAAAGAGGGTGAAACGTTCATCAATAAGGTAATATCTCAATACCCAAAAGGCTTTGTACTGGTAGTTGTAGCAGGAATGAAGTACGCTGCTTATGTAGAAGCGCGCAATTACAATGTACTTTCATCAGCTGAATTATTAGCCGAAAAAGAAGTGCCTAAACTCCTAAAAGCATTATCGCAATGAAAAAAACAGCCTCACAAATAGAAGCCGACATATACAAGTACTTTAAGGACAAGATAAATACTCTTATCAATGGGCAAACTTACCGCTCAGGGGTACGACCTTTGAACTCACAAAAAGAGGATTGTATAATAGCCTTCCTTACTGGGTTAGACGGTCAATACCAAACGGGGGTGATTAACATCAATATTTTTGTTCCTACGGTCAAAAATAACGATAATCAATATAGGAAAAACTTTGTACGTTGTGATGCTATCGAGCAGGCTTTAATGCCTATCATTGAAGAAGCTAAAACAGCCCTTCGCAACTATAGGCTAACATTGCACCAGCTTATACAAACCTTTGAGGATACAGATATTAAGCAGTTTTTCATCAACGCAAAAGTAAAATTTAGATATAACACATTTAATAATTAAAGATTATGGCATATACAGATAATAACGCCACTGCTTGGGGCGAAATAGAATTTAAATTTGGTACACCAGGGACAGGAAACACCATGGCTACAACGCTTAAAACCTTGGGGGTCGTTAAAGACGAAAGCGGTTATTCTATAGAGAAAGAAGACGGCAAAGAGTACAAATACACCGCTATCGGAGGAAAGGTCATTGACCAAATGAAAGGTGAGCCTACCTATAAGGTAAAACTCACTATTAAAAACCTTAATAAGGCATTGCTTTCCGAAATTTGGGACATAACCGAAACAGGAGATAAACTCGCTGTTAATTCGTTTATTACCACTAAGAAATTTTCAGTGGCTATCGTTCCTAAAAACTCAGGAGCAGAGAAATTGGAAATTCCTTATTGCTCTATTAGTGGAGGGTTCGTATATAGTACCGATAGCGGTTACGAGGTAGAACTTGAAATCACTATCCTTAGCCCTGGTGTTGGTAAACCATTTTTCACCATCGAAAAAGTAGCGTAACCTATGGAAGAAAAAGTAGCACAAACACTACTTGAAGAACCTACAACAGTAACCATTGGGGGCGAAGCGTATAAAGTCGCTCCGCCCTCTATTTTTACCCTTGTAAGGGCTTCAAAGTACATCAGCAAAATACCCACGGACACCATTAATGAGACTAATATATTAGGCTCAATCATACACAACGCTGAAGAGTATGAGAATATAGCGTGGGCTATAGCAGTAATTGTATTAGGTAAAAAATTTACTGAAGTAGTTACCTATCCTAAATGGCAATTTTGGCGTAAAAAGAAAGATATAACCAAAGGCGAAATGCTGGCAAATAAACTCATTAACACCCCTATCACTGAAGTATCTGCAGCATTCTTTAATATGTTAGCACAAATGGATATACGCCCTTTTTTCGTCATTACCACTTCCCTCAAAGGAATGATGATAACCAAGCCAACGAAGGAAGTGGAGAACGAAACGACAGCATCTGGGGACTTGTAGGCTCATTTGCCAAGCAGTACGGGCTAACTTTTGATTACGTACTAAAAGAGATAAGCTATGCCAATGTAATGCTTTACAGTGCCGTTATCCCCTCTTATGATTATGATAAGGATAAAGACACAAAAAAAGCACCTCAGAAGTCAGAAAAACGTACCAATTATGGGGACTTTCTCAAAGGAATAAAACAATTCACCCAATAATGCGAGATTGTGGGGAAACCTCGCATTATTACTTTAAAAACTAAATCGTATGCAAACTAATGACGGAAATTTAGTCTTTGATATAAAAGCAAATTACGAAGGTCTACAAAAAGACGTCGAGGCTATCAAAAAGCAATTCGAGCAAATGACACGCAAAGCCGTTGAAGAGGGCAAAAAGCAAGCCGATGTATGGCAAACCCTCCTCAAGGGGGCAACTGCCTATTTCACCCTGCAAGGCGCGCAATCCTTCATTAGCCAAATGGTAGCCGTACGCTCCGAATTTCAGCAGCTCGAAATATCCTTCGGCACTATGCTCAAAAGCAAGGAAAAAGCCAACGCCCTAATGGCACAACTCACCGACCTTGCCGCTAAAACACCCTTCGGACTACAAGAAGTATCAGAAGGCGCAAAACGACTACTTGCCTTTCAAGTACCCGCTCAGGAGGTAACCGAAACCCTTCGCCGTATGGGCGATGTAGCCGCAGGATTAGGCGTACCAATGGGACAACTCATTCACGTATATGGGCAGGTGAAAGCACAAGGCAAGCTAATGACCAACGACCTATACCAGTTTATGAATGCCGGTATTCCTATCATAGCCGAATTGAGTAAGGTAGTAGGTAAGAGCGAAACCGAAATCAAAGATATGGTTAGCGCAGGCAAAATAGGATTTACCGAAATACAAGCCGTTATCAAGAATATGACCAGCGAAGGCGGCTTGTTCTTCAACCTAATGGCAGAGCAAAGCAAGTCATTAGGCGGACAAATATCCAATCTGCAAGACAACTTCGACCAAATGCTCAACGAAATAGGAAAGGCAAGCGAAGGCGTAGTATCAGGAGCCATTAGCGGAGTAGCCTATTTAGTAGAAAACTACCAAACACTCGGCAAACTCATTGCAGGGCTTGTTGCTACCTACGGAACGTATAAGGCAGCTATCATCGTCCATAATACCCTCGTAGCCCTCAGCACCCAGCTTACTAATGGTTGGACAGTAGCACAACTCGCCCAATACAGAGGGCTTTTGCTGTTAGAGAAAGCCCAAAAACTCCTCAATGCCACTATGCTCGCCAACCCCTACGTATTTATGGCAACAGCAGTAGCCGCATTAGCCGCAGCAATGTTTGTCCTTACCGATAGAACTTCATCTGCCGAAAAAGCCCAAAAACGCCTCAACGAAGAAAGAGAAATCGCTATGGCTAAGGAGCAAGAGCACAAACAGCATATTGAGGAACTTATCGATACCGCTACCAACCAATACCTTGCCGATACCGATAGGCGCAAAGCCCTTACAGAACTTGCAGGAGCTTACCCGCAAATATTCGCAAAATACGATATAGAAAGCATCAAACTTGCCGATATACTCAAACTCAAAAAAGAAATAGCCGAGTTTGACGCCAATAAAGCACGCGGGCAACGCCAAACCGACTATTCTAAGAATAAAGAATACGCCAAAATATTGTACGATATAGGCACAAAACAAGGCAGCAAAGGCTTTGACGAAATAGCTAAAGGGTCAGACCTCGACAGAATAATTACAGAAAAATTCGGCAACCATTGGCGTACCTTTGGGAATTATAGCGACATATACGCCTACTTCAATGAAAAACAAAAAAACGCCAAAAAAGAACTAAAAAGCGATGCTCTCACCGATTGGACAGCCAACCTTAAAAACCAATCTGAAGACGAATTGAAAAAACAATTAGAGCAGCGCAAACACCTCATTGCCGACCTGCAAAAACAAGAAAAAGAAGGTAACAAATGGGCATCACACGGCATAAAATTTGGTGAGGAGTGGTACGCCTTCAACAAAGAAGAACTACAAGCCCAAAACCAAGCCATACAAGCACAATTAGACCGCCTTCACGAAAAAACCTATGAGTATAAAGACCTTACTAAGAAATATACACAAGCCGTCAAGGACGCAGAGAAGGCTTTGGATAATATAAAGAATGGAGGGCTAGGGAAACTTAAAGAAGAAGAACTTGCAAATGCCATTAAAGAAGCTGAAGGAAATCTAGAAAAAGCAAAGAATAAATTAAAGGAACACCAAACAAGTTTAAGCAAAACCAAAGGAACCAAAGGAACCAAAATCAAATCCGAGCTTCCTACTTTTGACTATGAAAAAGCAGCTCGTGATGAAGCCCGCCGTGAGCAGGATTTTCTTTTTCAGAAAGAGCAGGCTCGTATCAATATAATGGAGGACGGGGCACAAAAACGCCTTGCTGTTATTCAGCTTGATTATGATAAGCAAGAAGAGGAAATACGCCGTCGTACCGAAGACCAAATGGCTGCTTTTATCGAGCAGGAAAAAGCAAGAGCAGAGGCAGAGGGTAAATGGAAAAAAGGACAAACCTTTAATGAAAACACCCCTGAAATCAACGCTCACAAGGCTAAATTGCAAACTGAGGAGCAACAACTTTTAGCCTCCAATGCCGAGTACCAACGTATTCAGCAGGAACAAGTGTATAAAGAGCTGTTAGAAAAGTACCAAACCTACACCGACCAGCGCAAAGCCATTGAGGAAAAATACAATGCCGATATTGCCGCCTTGCAAGCCAAATTAGGGGCAGACGCTCCACAAGTGAAGAAAGCACAAGACGAAAAGGCTCGTGAACTTAAGAAGCTGGACATACTGCACAAAAAAGAAGGCACAGCCATTGCTAAACTCTTTGAGAATATGCGCAAAAAGACCGTCAAAGAGATACGCCAAACCATTTTAGATGCCGAAACCGAGATAGATGCCTTAGCAAGCAACCTCGATATGAGCGATAATGCCAATGTAGAGTTTATTAAAAACCTCCGCCAGCAGATAGAACAAATAAGAGATACCGCCGAGCGTAGTGATACCACTTTTGGCAGACTTGGAGCAAACATAAAGAAAATGGTTCAAGCCAAACCAAACACCGCTGAATGGCAAGAAGCCTTCAATGGTATGCTATCATCAGCGCAATCTATTACAGGCGAGTTTACCCAATTAGGACAAGAGTTTGAACGATTAGGGCAAAGCACAGGCAATGAAAGTCTGAAAAACTTCGCTAATAGCATAAATGAATTGGGTAGTATAGTTAGTAAAACATTATCGTTTGCCCAAATAGGAGGTTCTGTAGGAAGTGGTTTGGGTGCTGCGATTGGAGGTGTTATAGGTGCTGTATATGGTATTTATGAAAAAATAGAAAGCAATAAAGAACGTGCCAGACAAAGAGAACGCCAATGGAAAGAACAAGAAATTCAGTATGAAAAAAAGATAAACGACCTTAGAGACCAACGAATACTGAAAGGCGAAAAACATACCAACCCTTTCACTACAGATAAGATAGGAAAGCATTTGGATATACTGAATAACTATAAAGAAAAGCTAAAAGGACTTCGTAGTGATGTGGCAAAAATAGAAAATACTCAGATATTTGACCATTACAAAAAAAGAACTGAATGGTTTCCTGAATGGGGTGTTATCTATAGAGAATATCAAGAAGCAATAACCAAACCTTTCAAAGAAAAGTTTGGTAGTTTATTCCTGAAAAACGGAGAAATAGACTTTGAAGCCTTAGAGCGACTTAACCCAAATAGTAAGGAGTTTAGAACATTCCTAAAATCTACTAAAGATATTAGAAATCCTGAAATACAAGCAGGAATTGACGGCGCTATCAATCAAGCTAAAGAAGTCTATGCAAAAATCAAAGAATATAGAGGTGAAATAGAAAAATACGTACAAGAAACCTTTGGTGAATTTGGTTCAAGTTTTACAGATAGTATTATATCAGCAGTTGAAAAAGGAGGCAACGCCTTTGAAAACTTTGGACAGACAGTAGCTCGTGTTATGAAAAACCTCATCAAACAAATGTTAGTTACAAATGATGTCAAAAAGATATTTGATAAATTTCAGAAAGATATGGAGGAAGTGTATGCTTCGTCTGTAGGACTTAGTAATGAGCAGATATACGAAAAAGTTAAGAATAAGACCGTTAATTTTGTAAATAACATTTTAAAGCCTGAAATACAGAAAGGAGAACAAAAAGCAAAGGCAATGTTTGATGCTTTGGAACAATCAGGGGTGAAAATGTATGATGAACAAGGTCGTAAGGCTGCAGAAAAAGGATTTGCTCGTATGAGCCAAGATACTGGTAATGAGTTGTTAGGTCAATTCAGACTACAAACAGAGTTACACAAGCAAACTAAAGATAGTATTTTGCTAATATCGGAGCGCACAAAGTTTTTTGCTGAAGACCTAAAAAGATTACAAGACAATTCAGCAAAGCAATTACAGCACCTTGCGGGTATTGAGATAAACACCTACAAGCTACACAAGATAGAAACGGATATAGCTGGAATGAAACGTGGTATAGACGAACTTACCACTAAAGGCATTAAGATACGCACATAATAAAAGCCCCTTAATTGGGGCTTTTATTTCTTTCTATAATCTATATTTCAGTTCAAAATCATCGCTTTTTAAAAGGGCACCATCATAAGTAATCCATAGGTTACCTCCTTTCTCATATAGAGATGCTTTTATAATGTCTCCTTTTGCTGGTAAATCGCTTTTAATTCTTCTTCCTTCTTCTATTTCTAACTTATAAGTCGAGCCCTCTTTTCCTACTACTTTTCCTAAATACTTATTGTCCACTAAAGGGTATTTTGAACAATCTAATGAAAAATCTCCATTGTCATAAACAATGAGAGTATATTTTATCTCTTTTATAATTGACTTATATTTCCAAACGCCGACAATATCACTATAATCTACTTTATCCTCACTCTTAGAGCACCCCATAGCGACCACTGCCATTAGCAATAATACAATTCTTTTCATTGGTATATTAGTTTTGTTTTGGGCAAAAGTAGAAATATATTTAAAATCAATAATCGTTGAAGAAAAAACGATAGTGATAAGAATAGCCTAATATTTTTATTATCAATAAATTAAAAATGTTTCCAAAAATAAAATACAAAAAAATCAAAAAAATATATACAATTTTATTTATTTTTTATATATTTGCACCGTAAAAAATATATCTGCTGCAACAGATATATTTTAGGTAGTGGGATTTGTCTTAATTTTTTTCATTATGATAATAAACAATTATTTACCCGGGACAAAATTACAAACTTTTGTCCAATCCTGCAAGCGAAAGCTCGCAAAAAAAGATGCATTCATTACTGAATGTACTGAAAAAGGGCTTATTAAGTTCTTTTATGCTTTTGAAAACGCTAAAGAAAAGTTCGGTTCAACTATGAAACCTTTCCCTCCACAATCAAGAAGTAGAGGCTTTGAAGCAAGCGTTTTTCAAACTTGTCTATTAGGTGAACTCCAAAAAGTTTTTCCTGAGAAATGGAAGTTTTGGAAATACAAACGATTTGTAATAACATTCTGCGGACACTCTTTACTGTTTAAAAAGTTAAACAAAAAAGGTATGCCTATGAATATAAAAACAAATGCCAATCAGTCCATTATAAACCAAATGCAGACGCAACTTTTTGACCCTACTGACTACGAAAATCCTATCGTATTTTTCGGTTGGGAAAAAAGCAAATCAGGTGATTTGATAAATCCTCATTTTGTTTATATAGACGAGGGAAAAATAAAATGGAGACTTCGTAAAGATGAACTAACATCATTAAATGCTCCTACTATATTAACGCCTAATAAAACTGGAAGATTGCTACCTAAAGTTAAAGAGCAATCTAAACGTAAAAAGGCAATGTAACATTTATTAACCGACAAGTCCTACTACCTTTTTTACAAAAACACTAACGGCTAATTACAACAAAACACCTATGAAAGTTAATCACAATCAGCTTGCCCTTGCAAGGGAATACAGAGGGCTGACGCAAACAGAATTGTCAAAAGCGGTGCAAGGGCTTTCACAATCTAATTTATCCAAGTTTGAAAAAGGACTTGGTGGACTATCCGATGAGATTTTGGAAAAGATATTTAATGTGCTGAAATTTCCAAAAGAGTTTTTTGAGCGCAAAATATCAGTAGACTTAGAGACATCTAACTATCGCAAAAAAAACACCATTCCAAAATCAATTATTCAAGACTTTGAAACATCTTGTATATTTATCGGTTATATTATTGACGAAATGTCAAATTCTATTGATTATCCTGATTTCTCACTTAAAACCTTAGATATTGAAGATGGATATACTCCTGAATATATTGCCCAATTCACACGCAAGGATTTTAGAATATTCGACAATGAACCTATTGAAGATATTTTTAGAATTATAGAGGATAAAGGAATTATCATTTATGAACTAAATGCTAATGAAAAGTTTGATGGTATATCGTTATTTACCAAAAAAGGATTTCCTGTAATAGTATTAAATAAAAGACTTCCTAATGATAGAAAACGTTTCACATTAGCCCACGAATTAGGGCATTTGATAATGCACACAGCTTTTCCAGTACCAAATGTTAGAGACAAAGAGCAAGAAGCCAACGATTTTGCTTCCGAATTTCTAATGCCTGAAAGAGCGATAAGAAATTCATTAGAGGGGCTCAAACTTTCAAGCCTAAGCACATTAAAAAGCTATTGGCTAACCTCAAAGGCTTCAATTATCAGGCGCGCATACTCATTAGGGGTTATTAATCAAAATAAATATAAATATTTCAATATTGAACTGAGTAGAATAGGAGAGAAAAAAAATGAAAAAGGCAGTGTAAGTATAGACGATGCTATAACGTTTGATATGGCTGTAAAATTACATTTAAAAGAACTTGAGTACACTTATGATGATTTAGCAAACGCTTTTGCTCTTCCTGAAGATGTTATTCAAAGGTATGTGTTAAAGCAAAATCTATTCTTAAAACCAAAAATAACTATAAACTAAAAAAAGCCCCAATATTGGGGCTTTATCTATATTTTCTACTCATAATGAATATGCTTTTTCGTATGCTTTTCTATACGCTTGTTTTATACTATCCATTGTTATATGGTCAGTATATACCTGCCCATTGTAAGTAACAAACACTTTCATTACGTCTGTTATGTCTCTGTCTTTCTTGGAATTGTTACTACTTCTTTCGTCAGTATTCTTTAGTGTTCTATTATCCATATTCTATGTAATTAGTTCTTTTAGGGTGTAAAATTATAAAATTATTTTCAATTAACAACCATTTTCGTGAGGTCACGAAAATGATAATTATATTTGTTTTTTTTAATTATCCAAATAGTTTATTCATAACATCGGCTTGTTCCTTTTGGAAAAAGTCCCTCAGATAATGTTCAGTAGTTGATAGCTTAGTATGTCCTAGCAGTTTAGAGATATGAAACAAATCTACATCGTTTTTTACTGCATAACTGGCAAAGGAGTGTTTGGCTATATGCATTGAAACGTGCTTAGTGATACCTATATGCTCGGCAAGTATCTTTATAGCCCTATTTACCTTATTATTGGCTATAAAAATTGTATGTTCTATCCCCTCAATATCTTTATCCTTACACTTATCAAGAATAGGAAATACGTACTTTTTATTACTCTTGTATTTATGCAATATGGCTGACACTTTAGGGGTGATAGGAATGTATCGTGTTGCTCCAGCCCTCTTTTCAGATTTGCCCATTGTATAAACGATTTCGGTATCACTTACATTCTCCCATTTTAGTTTGCATACATCACTAAAACGCATTCCTGCCGTATAGAATGAAAAAAGAAACATATCACGAGCCAACTCCATTGCCTTAAAGTGTGGAGCTATTTCGTACTGCTCAAAAAGGGTTATTTCCTCTATAGATAGACTTTCCTTTTTGGTATTCACGGTTCTAATTTCATACCCTTTGAGGGGGTTTTTCTCAATAAGTCCTAGTTTTACGGCTTTATTGAGAATTGCGTTTAAGCACTTAAAATTAGAGGCTATGGTATTAGGTTTATTGCCACGTTTCATTAGCCACAGCTCATAGTCTTTTGCCCATAGGGGGGATATATCAGTAAAACTAAGATAAGAGGAAAAAGTACGTAGTTTATCAAGGTAACGCTGATATGTTTTAGCCGTTCTTATACTCCCTTTTATTCTTGTCTCATCAATTATAGACTGGTAAAAGTCTAACATTGAAGAACTATCGTACTTTTTACTATTTCGATAGATTTGCAGCAGTCGTTTTGCTGATACGCCCTCATTTTTGTAATAGAGCATTTTCACCTCATTAAGAAGCGCATTTAGCGAGGCGTTAAGCTGTTCCTCAAGTGTATTCTTTTTCACTTGTTGCTTTTTTTCGTCCCATTGAGTTTTGAGTACCGAAACGCCAGTATCTAAATACTGAATATCCTTAGAAGAGGTAAAGAAGCGTAAGCGCACTGCTTGTGTGCCATTTTGCTTTTTATAGTCTCTTAATTGAAATTGGAAGTTCAT